TGGCCTTCAAGAGAAACTATATTATCTGTTTCTTCTTTTTTTGCTATATTGAGATGTAAATTAACTGTATAATCTAAGTTTAAATCATCATAATCAAAAGTAAGCAAATTGTTATTCATTATTTCTCCTATACCATCATATTGTAAGAAATTAGTCTCTGTGCGGAAGTCGCTCCATGAATCATAATGTCTAGCTAAATCTTTCGCTACTTTAGAACCAATCTCTGGTATACCGGCTGCCGCAATTACTTTATCAAGTGTTGTATTTTTTGCCTCTTGAATAGAATTTAATATTTTATCAACTGATGCTACACCAAAGCCAGATTTATTAATCCATTCATCTCTATATTGATATAATAAAAATATATCTTGGTAAGTATTTAACCAACCCCAATCCATTAATTTACTTAGTGTTGCTTTTGAAATTCCCTTAATATCTAAACCTTTTTTACCTGCAAAATGATCGAAACGATTAAGCAATTTACCTTCGCAGTTATCGTTATCGCAATATAAAACTTGACTGTCATTATCTTTGTGAATTGATACAGATCCACCACATAATGGACATGTATGAGGGTGTTGTATATATTCTTTCTCAACTCCAACTTTATCTTCTTCAGCCCAACTTATTTGAGGTATAATTTGATTTGCTTTAAATACTTTTATTCGTTGTCCTATCCATCCAGGTCCATGTAATATTTCTTCAAGAATACTAATATTATGTAAACTAGCTCTTGAACATTCAGTTCCATCAATATCAATAGGTTCAAATACTGCTACTGGGGTTAATTGACCTGTTCTACCAATATCATAAGTAATATCTAATAAAGTTGTTTCATATTCATCATCATAGAATTTATAAGCCATACCACCTTTAAAATGATGATCAGTTCTACCAGCTGCTAAATAATCATTTACATTATCATATTTAAATACAATTCCATCAATAGGATAGGTTAATTCTTTGCAAGTTTCTTTAATTAATTCAATAGAAGATTCCATTTCATCATCTACTTCATGATTTCCCCATTGAAAAGGTACAATAGTAAACCCTAAATCTTTTATTTTTTCTAATTTAGATGTTAAAGTTGTCCTATTTAACCCTTTAATTACATCCCAAGCAACAAAAGTAAGATTTCTCTTTGAACACTCTTCACTATCTAATAATCTAATTGAACCACTTGCAAAATTTCTTGGATTTTTATATTCTGCGGCAACCGGTTCAAAGTCTCTATAGGTGCAGATTATTTCTCCATCAACCACTAGTTCATCTTGAAAATCTATTTTTTTAGGAATATTTTTTACTACAAGTGCATTATGTAATATATCTTCTCCAATGATACCATTGCCACGAGTCTCAGCACTTACTAAGTGGCCGCCGCGATAAGTTAAACTACAAGTCAAACCGTCCATTTTAGCCATAACAATATAATCTTTATTCCCAATAAAAGATTTAATTTCATCTATTGACTTAGTTTTGTCTAATGATAGCATAGGATGTGAATGTTCTATTTTATTTAAATTATTTACAACTTGATAGTTAACTTTTTGAGTAGGACTATCTGGTAAATATATTCCACTTTCTTGTTCCATATTAACTAATTGAAAATATAAATCATCATATTCTTTGTCACTTATTTCTGGATTACCTTCATCATATAACTTAGTATAATAATTTAATTTATCAACAACTCTTTTTATTGTTATTTCGTCATAATTATCTGGCATTAATCTTCCTCCTCTTCTTCATTTTTCATTTTTCTATAATCTTTTACTGCTTCATCATACCAAGTCCAATTATCTACGCCATTTAACATTAAAGCATTTAAAAAAATACTATCATCATCTACTACTCTTAAATATTCTGCTATTTTTTCTTTTTCTTCATTTGTAATATTAGTTTGTTCTAATAATTCTAATATTCTTTTTATCATTATTATCACTTCCTTATATAAATATTATATAATAAAATAAATAAAAAATCAAAAGAGAGTAAATTAACTCTCTCTTATATCTTTACAATTCGTTTGATTTCACTACCTTTAATTATTATATTACCTGCTCCACTTGTTCTTGTTAATAAGGGTAGTTCTGTGGCAGCAACGCATATACTATTTGGTTTGCCTATTAATAAGATATTATTATCATCATTTATTGCTGCAGCACCTACTACTTCTTCTTTTATATCACCTGGTTTGTATACATATACACCTTTACCTATTCTACCCTGTATTGGGAATTCATTGATAGAAACTTTTTTACCCATACCATTTGATACAATTATTGCAATTTTGTCTGTCTTATTTACTAATGGAATTCCAATTAAAACTTCATCATCTTCGCTAAGTTTAATTGATTTAACTCCAGCTGTGACACGTCCTATAGGAGCAATCTCCGCAGTTTCAAAATGTATTGACATACCTTTTTTAGTTATTATAATTAGTTCTTCTTCATTCATAAATAATACATTAGCTATTGAATCATCTTCATTTAATTTAATTGCTGCAATTCCTGTAGCTCTTTTAATTGATTTATATTCTTCTATTGATGTTTTTTTAATTAATCCTTTTTTAGTTATAAATACTACATATTTAGCTGTTGATTTTCTATCCAATGAATTAATTGCAATTACTTTTTCATCAGGTTCAATATTTATTAATGTTGATATTCCCATACCCCTTGATGCATTAGTTCCAGTAGGAATATTATCAACTAATAACTTATACATTTTACCTTTATTAGTAAATAACATTAAATTATCAATAGTATTTGTAGCGATTGTATCTAATATAGCATCATTTTCATTTTTTACACCTTTACCATTACGCTTTTGAACTTTAAATGTACTTGATGGGACTCTCTTAATTTCACCAGTTTGAGACATAATTACTACTACATCTTCAGGTATAACTTCAACTATTTCCTTTTCTTCTTTTGGGATTTCAATTTGTGCTAATTCAGTTCTTCTATTATCTCCATATTTTTTTACAATAGAAGTTAATCTTTCTCTAATAATTAATTTTTGTCTATCTTCAGTATTTAAAATATTATTTAATACATTTAAAGTATCTAATAACTCTTGTTTTTCTTGTTGGACTTCTATTTTTTCTAATTTTGCTAATTTAGATAATTTCATATCAAGAACAGCTTTGGCTTGATTTTCTGTCATTTTATAGTCATTCATAAGTAAAACTTTTGCGGCAGCCGCACTTTCACTTGCTTTAATCTTTGCAATTATATTATCTATATCCTCTAATGCAATTAATAAACCTTCAACAATTTCTAATCTTGCATTTGCTTTATCTATATCATATTGAGTTTCTTTAACTAAACAATTCATATTATGTTGTAAATATATTTTTATACAATCTTTTAAATTTAATTCAGTTGGAGTCTTATCTATTAAAGCTACTTGATTATATGAAATTGAAGTTTGAAGATTTGTTTTATTAAATAACTTTACTGCTATTGAATCTGGATTAATGCCTTTTTCACATTCAATAACAATTCTTAAACCCTTTTTATTACTTTCATCTCTTATATCAGAAATACCTTCAATCTCTTTATTATCACATACTACACCTATCTCTGTTAATAATCCTTCGATAGTTGTTCCATAAGGTATTTCATAAAATACTAAATTATTTTTTTCAATTTTATATTTTCCTCTAACTTTTACACTACCATGACCAGTTTTTATAATATTAGGTATATCATTTTTATTTATAATAGTTCCACCTGTTGGAAAATCCGGACCAGGAAGAGTTGGTTCTTTACCATCTAAATAATCATATATAGCTTGAGCAACTTCATTCAAATTATGAGGCAACCAATTACAAGCCATAGCAACCGTATGATTCTATTATTTCTAATAGTACTGACTATATCTTAACTAATTATAAAATAATTAGCAATATCCATTTCGAACTGCGTATCAATAGCAGCTCTACTCCTCCGATCCGAGGATAGTCGATACAGGTTATAAAAATATATTATTGATTTTTTAATTTATAATTTAAAATAGCATTTCTTTTTCTAAGTGGATAATTTAAATTTGGTTGCTTATAAGATTGTCCTCTGCAAATATTCCCTATTGTAGATGCTCCACAATTATATTTTTTAGCTAATTCTCTATACTCTAACATCGTGTTTTGTAAATCCCAAATAATTTTTTCAATAGTTTCTTGATCAAATTTAGCATTAGGATTTTTTGTTCCCGCTTGTGAAAGTTTTTCTTTTCTAATAGGATAATTAATATTGGTATGCATATATCTATTACCTTTATTAATTTCTTCAATAGTTCTATGACTACATTCATAAATTTCAGCTATTTTTATCATTGGATATTCATTATCTTCTAATAATAAATAGATATTTTGAATATCGTCTTCTGAAAATTTTGCTTGAGGATTATAAATACCATATAAGTTTCCTCCACTGTTTAAATTATATCCTTTCTCTTTAATATTTGTTTGATATAATTGGATATAATAAAATTCTCTATCTAATAATAATTGTCTATTATCGCTTGGTATAATTTCTAATATTTCAAATTCCAAAGTGTTTCTTGAAAAATATTTTTTAATAGCTTTATCTACAACTTGCTGATTTTTTGTTAGATGTTCACACATTCTTCGTGGAATATTATTGCTTAAACCTATATAGCTTTTATTATTAGGAAAATTAATTTTATATATTCCTGCTACTTTTGGACAATTTTTTAAATTAAATATCATTTTTAATGTTCTCCTTTTTTATAATATAGGAGATTTATATATTTTTATCTTCCCACGGTATTGCCATATATATACGAATCTCCTCGTATATACTTAGGTTTCACCGTTAGCATTTTAATTACTTTTGTCCTTTTTAATTAAAATACCCCGTTGATGAAACGGAAAAGATATAACAGGCATTGTTACATACCAATTCCACTATTAGGATTACATAATAGATTTGGAAATATTGCTGGAAGTGTTTCAGGCTCTTCTAATGTATCAGTATAGTTAGTGGTAAAATTAACATTTCTTTTCTTTAATCCAGCTAATAAACCATCTTCTGCTAATTTTGATAATCTTGACTCGGTATAACGATAATGAGCTGCTCCATCTCCTGCTATATTACCATTATTTCCATGCCAGTCAATAAGAGGGTATCTCATAACCCAATTTTGAGATAATCTAACAAGTGCTCCATAAATACTTGAATCGCCATGAGGATGATATTTACCCATAACATCTCCAACTATCATTCCAGATTTTACATGAGGTTTAGAAAATGTATGTCCACTTTCATATGCTGCCCATAATATTCTTCTAGCAACGGGTTTTAATCCTGATGTCGCATCAGGAATAGCTCTATCCGTGTTAACTGCTACTGCATACTCGATAAAGTTAGTACCTAGTTCATTTACTAAATCATTCTTCATATTGATATAAACCCTCCTTTTCTAATTCTAATCTTTTTTTTGCTTCTCCATATTCTTTCATATTTACTGCATCAAAATATCCATCATCTGTACCAATTACTAAATATAAATCATCTTCTTTATTTATTCTACTATTATTCATTTGAGTCTCCTTTCTTATAGACTCCAATTACATAAGTGTCATCTTGCATATCATTATCTATTTGAATTTTATGTCCTTTATAAGTATCTTCTACAGAAGTATCAATAGCAGATGATAAAGTGTTGAAAGTATTTTTATTAGCAATTAGTAATGTTTTATATTGTGTTCCTGCTACCCAGGCATCTTGCATTATTAATCTTTTATCTAATTCTGTTATATCCATATTTTCAAAATCCTCCTTTCTACTCTGCATTATAAATAGCTTCAGAGCTGTGTTGTTTTATATAATCTTTTCTCGCGGTAATAGCTGTACCCATTAAATCATTAAATAATTTATTAGCGGCTGCCGCATCTTCTACTGTAATTTGTTTAATTATTCTTTCATTTGGGTCTGTAAGTGTTTGTTCTGTCTCGTCTACGTCCATCTCACCTAGACCCTTCATTCGATTTAGCTGATATTTTTTATTTGGATTTTCTTCTATCCATTTAGCTAAATCTTCATCATTTTTAATATATTTATATTCTTTACCTATTGTTAATTTATATAATGGTGGAACACCCGCATATATATACCCATCTTCAATTAATTGTGGACAGAAATTCCATATGAACGTGTAAAAAAGATTTTTGATATGGGCCCCGATCTACATCAGCATCAGACATGATGATTATTTTACCGTACCTTAAATCTTCTTTGTTGTAAGTTACTTTCATAGTTTTAGTGTCAATTGTTAAACCAAAAGCTTCAATCATAGTCATTATTTCTGCATTTTTTTGAATTTTATCTAATGTTGCTTTTTGGGTGTTAAGAATTTTTCCCCTTACAGGCATTACAGCTTGGAACTCATTATC